GCGCTGACTACAGCGAAGAAGATGCGCGAGTCCAAGCAATCTGCAGTGCCACGCACACGCTTGAAGTGATCGACGCATACAAGGCAGCAATCGCTGCAGAAGGAGTCTGACATGGCAACCAACAGTCAAATCGCATTCAACCCGCAAGGCGAAACCGTTGTAGTGGCGGCAGCGTTGTCCGCCCCTCTTGGTGTGCAGGCATTGCCAAGAAAAATAACCGGGCAAGCAGGACAATTTAGAATTGTTAATGCTGGTCAGCAGACAGTGTTTTTAGGAGTTGGCCCAACTGCTGAATTGGCGCAATCAAAAGCGGTGGCTCCCGTCGCCGGCAACCCATCTCCTGCGATTGTTATTATTCCCGGGGCAGTTGAAGTGTTTAGCTTTGGGGAAGAAGCCTATTTCAGCGGTTTGGCATCTTCTGCGACGACAGTTTATATTGTGCAAGGTTCTGGTATTTAATTTCAAAAATGCCTTCAACTTTAAATGAAAATAAACTAGTGAAATTCGACTCTACGATCAATTTGGGACATCTACTAACGTTCGTTGGGTTTGTCCTGACTGGCTTTGGTGCGTGGTCTACAATTGATCGCAGGCTCACGGTCTTGGAAGAGTCTAGGCGAGTCCAGGCGCAGATTGATGCAAACCAGGATGAGCGTTTGTCGCAATCAATGGGCCAGATTAAAGAATCATTGAGCGACATTCGGCGCAATTTAGAGAAGGTTTCAGACCGGCTAGATAAAAAGTGATTGATATCACCATCGCCATCGAGCTATGCAAACGCTTTGAGGGTTTCAGGTCAAAGCCATATCTGTGCCCTGCCGGAGTGCCGACCATTGGCTACGGATCGACGTATTACCCTGGCGGCAAAAAGGTGACGCTTGATGACGCGCCAATAAGCAATGAAGAGGCTGAAAAGTTACTTAAGCATGAGCTTAATGAAACGTATCTGCCTGCAACGTTACGGCTGTGTCCTGTGCTAAAGCAACATCCTCGGCGGCTCAATGCCATTGTGGATTTCTGCTATAACTTAGGTGCAGGGAACCTGCAAAGAAGCACGCTACGACGTCGAATCAATGCGCAAGACTGGAACGGCGCAGAAGATGAGTTGAGGAAGTGGGTAAAGGCTGGCGGAGTTGTGTTGCCGGGCCTTGTTAAAAGGCGCGAGGCTGAAATCGTTTTTATGAAAGGGTGAGCGATGAAAGGTTATAAAACTGTCGTTGTAAATGCAGCGGCCACCATTCTGCCAGTGATTGATATTCTGGCTAACAGCGGCGCTTTGTTCGGACCTTCAGGTGCTGCGGCTGTGTCATTGCTGGCGTTGGCAAATATCGTTTTGCGCTGGGTAACGACAACGCCAATTTTCAACGAGAAGTAGAAGATGGGCGCGCAATGCGCCCATTTTCTTAATCACAAAGCCCACCGTAAATAATCAACAGAATCCCAACAAGCGAAACAAAATCAAACTCTCCCATGATTGATTACCTTTCGCTAGGTTTATCAATTATTGTTTTTTGCTTTCTCCTCTAAAGCATATGCCGGAAGACATATATTTAATTTGTAACACAAAAATTAATGATTTTCAGGTTTTTTAGGAAGAGGTGCCCACATAATCCAAAATGTGTCGCGCCCATTCCATGTGCCATACACCGCACAACCCAAGCAGCTAAGAAGCTGAACTTTGCGCCCCGTGGGGCAAGTTTCCATTGGCTGCCAGTAGTATTCATGATCCACCACGGCAATGCCGTCTGATGAGTTTCTAAGTTTCATCTTGGGTCGTATTGGCTCATTTCAACGGCTCGTTCAGCATTGGCTCGTTCAATCTTCTCGGTCGGCTTTCCGCCTGCGATAGCCAGTGCAATACCAAACACTAGCAAGCTTGCAGGAACAATCAAGCCAATAAGACCAAACGCCAAACAAGCAAACGACGGGAGAAACAAAACCCCGCAAGTCATTGCTGCTTTGTGGCAAATGTTTTTCCATGTGTTTTTGATTGGCGATTGAGTTTCTGGTTGTGGTGGCCTAATTGGTTGTTGAACGCCAAATTGAGCATTTTTCATTTGCCTTTGAAGCCTGGCGGCTTGAATATCATGGATGTTTGGCTCCATTACTAAGCTTGCCTCTTGAGGCGTAATGATGGTTTCCTGGCTACCATGACTCCACACCGCCATAGATTCGGCAATTCTTGGCAAAGTAGGCGGCGCAATTTTCATTGTTTTGCCTTTTTGGTGGGTTGTTTCAATGCCACCAATCGACGCATAAACATTGCTTCACCCATTCTATGAGGGGGATGAATGCGCAAAAGTTCAAGAACCGAGTCAATGGCATCATTCCACACTTTGATTTCTTGCTCTGTCATTTTTTGCCCCCTGAGTACGCCACGCCAAGATTAGTTGCGATTAAAAAATCAGCCACATCGCGCCCGTCAATCTGAATGTCGGCCAAGAAGTAGCCCCACTTACTGACCTTGTGCGTTCTGATAAAGACTTCTTTGTTGCCTATCAAGTTTTGAACAAACTCCTTTGCCTCAGCATAGGAAGGCTGGCTGCGCTCTGGTGTGTCAACCCGCGCCAAGCGTAAGCGTTGAATGGTTTGCACCTTAAACCCAAGATCGACCAATGCATCTACAGTATCGCCATCAACAACATTGACTATTTTTGCTTTGTACTCGTACATGATTGCTCCATAAGTTTGTCTGCCAATCGTCTAGCTGCTCCCGCGTGAATCAATTTGTTTTCGCTTACCCATTGATCTGCCATCTGGATAAGCGCATCGCCCACTTGCTTCTGCACTTCCTGCTCTACTTTATGCGCTATCTGCTCTGCCTTTGGCAAGGCTTGGCGCCATTGGTGGAGTTTCATTTCTCTCCCCTTGCACGTATCACATCGCGTATAAATTCAATGGTTTCTTCGCTGATAGAAAACCTGCCTAATACTGCGCTCATCCATTGGTGCTCGCGCTGGCACGCCTTTTGATCAACCAACCCAGCAAACCGCTCTACGGCGGCGATTCTTTCATCGCTTGTCATCCACAAATCGGCCTCCCGCGCCATGCGGATGATGTCTTCTTTCATGCGTTCTTCTCCTTCAGCTTGGCTTCCCAATAGCGGGCCAATATCACGCCATCCTCATCGCATACCGACAAGTCCTCATCCGTCAGCCCAACCCAAGCGCGTTGGCGTTTTTCCAGCGCCTCAATGCGTTCGAGCAATTTCTCAATTTTTGTCTCTGTGGAGCTTGCCTGCCACACAAGCGCTTCGCCTAGCGTGCTCACGAGTTCTTCTCCTTCAACTTGGATTCTATGGCGCAGATCATTTCCAGTTGGTAGTCAGACAAATACCCGTCCCAACAATCTTCGATCTCCTCATCCGTCAGCCCAACCCACTCGCGGCTGGGTGAATCGCCGTATCGAATATCAAATCCGCAGTTGATCGAACCGCCTGGCATTGCGCGAAGACACGTTTTTGGATCAATGGCAGTAATTTTTGCGCCTGCTCGCAACAGCCCCTCAACAAAGATTCCGATGTTTTGATACTGCTCAGATGAAAGCCTGTATTCCATCTCTTGCTGCACATCCGTAAGCCGCTGCATGGCGCCATCAACAGCGGACGCCACAAGCTCAAGCGCCTTGGCCGGGTATATCTGCACTGACCCTCGCTCTGTGCTGCTCTCGACCGCGTATCCTTCTGGCGTTAGCTCTGTGGAGTAGGTGCCGACTACAGTGCCTTTCCATTGCGAGCCTGATACCTTTCGAACGGTGTCGCCAAGATTGAATTTCATTCCTTGTTTCTGCTCAGTTGCCTCGGCTATGGCGGCGCGAAGTGCGGTGATCGTTTTTCCGTTGTTCGGGTGTCCGCTTATCCGGTCTGCTCTCACCAACGCATCAAGCGCCTGTTTCATGGCTTCGATACTCATTGCACTGGCCCCTTTAGTGCCGCGTCGATGCGCGCTTGTAGGTCGGTCGATTGCTCTGGCGAGCCATGCTTGATGTCCAGCATCTCCTTGAACTTCCTCCAGCGCAAAGCGTCGTGATAGTTAGCCTGCGCGCTGGCTTGGTTGTGCCATGCGATTTGATTGGTATAGGCCATGTTGTGCTTCAGGTATTGGTTTTCGGCCTGAAGGTGCTGATATGTCATCGGGGGTGCGGGTTGGATTGGGTTCATTTTGTTGATTCCTTTTTCAATGCTTTTTTAGTGCAATCGGCGCATCGCCATCTTTTAACAGGGCTTTTTGAAACTTTGTAAGCGCCGCCTTCAGACGGCTGGTTTTTCCAACAGTTGCTGCACCATTTTTTTAGCTGCTCGGCGTTTGCGACTGTATTCATTTTGTTTTTCCCTTTTGTACTGAAGCGACTTGTCTATGCGACGCTCATCAAGCGTTTGCGGCTTTTGAAGCACATAGTCGGCCCAATTCATGCCATTACCCTCAAGAGAAACTTCGTAAAGTCACTGGGTTCAAACTCATCCCACCAAACGTCACCTTCGTGCGTACCAAAAAAACTCTCATTGCCAGGACTGCGTTGCCAGCCGCGCTCATCGTAATAAATCAATGTCGGGCTTGCTGCAAACTCGCCCCATTCGACTACATACCAACCAGGCTTAATCGGCTCCTCTTGCATCGCTAGAATTTTCATTGGTACAGCCTCCCTGTTTTTGCCGCCATGCTTTTAAGTGCATATAAGCAGCTTGGTAAAGTGCCCCTGATTTCCTTTTCCAAAAGTCATTTGATACATCGGCCAACACATCCAAAGCGTTTAGCGCATCCTCGCTCAACGGCGCAAACTTGGTGCCATCCCACGATTCTCGAATGTCGGACAACACGTCATTGATTGCCCGCGCTACTTCTTTCACGCCTTCATCCTTTGCGCCAACTGCGCCAAGTAGCAACAGGTCGCGGGTATCAAGCAGAATGTCAAACTGACCTGGTGATGCATACCCACTGCGAAACGCTGCCACGGCACTAAGTATTGAAATTTCTAGGTCTGGCACAGAGTACAAAAACGCCATCGTTGGGATTACTTTTGGCCTGACCTGGCGCTTGCTTTGCTTTCTCAAAACAATGCCTCCTCGAAGTTTTCCCAGTCAATATCGTGCAGCGGCTTGGTGACTTCAATTAAATATGCCACACCATCTGAGGGCTTTTCATACGTCCAGCGAATAATTTCTCCCATGTCGTCAAGAATGCCGTAACGAGTCAGGCTCATGCAGGCACCATCATCAAAACTGGGGCACAGGCCATGCACACAAGAAACACGGCGGTGTCACGATCAGCCGCAAGAATCCACTTTTTGCCAAGCTGCAACACGCTACGCATCCAGCCTTTGCGCTGGTGAATCACTGCGCGGCGATCTGCGTAATCACGCATCGGAAAAATTTGTACTGCTCTGCGGGCCAACTGCTGCTTTGTTTTCATGTTCTGCATATTGCCTCCCTGTGAGTAGTGCCCCCCGAAGGGGGCTGATTGATTAACGCTTGGAAAGATACTGGTCAAAAGCATCATTGATGGCTTTGCATTCTTCATCAATGGTCAGATTTAAAAATTTTGGGCTTCCGTAACCTTTTGTGGTGATTTCTGAATCTGACACCCATTCATCAGAATAACCAACGTCTGATTCTGCGCAGCGAATGTCCATCCACACCAAAATTGGAAAACCGCCACGCACAGTTACTTCTTGGCATGAGCTGTAATACGCACACAAGCGACGTTCGTTTTTTTCCTTGGTGAAAACGCGCTTTACTTCAGCGCGAGACACAGCAGCGGCATGAGTGAGAATTTGTGCTACTTGCTCAAGTGTTTGCATGATGCAGCTCCTTGTTGTGTTGCGTTGTTGATGTGCTCATATTACGCACAATGAGCGCATGATGCAAGTCTTTTTAACAAAAGAATGTGAAAAAAGTATGCGGGCAATAAAAAACCCGCCGAAGCGGGTTAGTTGTTGGTGGGCGCGAATCCAACGCGCTTACCGGGTACTTCAGTCGTCACCTTTTAACCGGGACTGTCGTTTGCCACCAACAGAAAAGCAAACCAAAAGAACCTGGTTTTTATCCCCATAAAACTTTAGGGACTTCTGGCTTGCTTGTCTTTTGATGCTGCGCAGGCAAAAATCTGCCTTTGGGCATCTTCAGTGCCTTTGGCTACTATAACAAAATCGCCAATACTTTCAAGGTACGCACGCCAGTCTTTTTGATCTGGCGAGACTGAGCCGCCTTTTGTGCGCTTCATCTCAACCCACACCCGCCACGCCGGGATATAGAGGTCTGGCACGCCTTTGGATACACCTTCGGCCTTGAGCCTCCCCGCCACGCTTGGCGACCTAGCCCCGCCATTTGGGATGGCAAAGATTCTCACGCCGGGGTAGGTCTGGCGAAACCATCGGACAAATTCTCGTTGCTCTTCGTGTTCTGTGGGAATGCGGTTAGTCATATTCGTTAATCATTATTTTTTGAATACGTTCAATCTTCATTTTTAAATCAACGTTTTCCCACATTACTTCTCTATATCCTTCCCACAGTTTTTCAGCCCGCTCGCGCTCGGCAGAAAGCAATCTTTCGAGCCGCTCCATCTGTAACCGCTCTTTTTTAGTCATCGCCATGATCTAGTAAGCACCCGGTAAAATTTTCCGTCTTGTTTGTAAGTGATGGTAGCCGGTGCAGCGCCCTTATTCATTGCATCAGCAATGCCATCGAGCGATGATTCCTCAGTGTTAGGCGCGCAGCTTTGCCGCTTTGCTTCTACAAGCCTTTCAAGCGCCTTCTGGCCTGCGTAGCCTTCGTGATTGATAGGCAAGTACTCGGTGATGGGCTTATCGCTCAGCGCCCCGTAATACGTCACGGCAAGCATTTCCTTACCAGATGCCTTGCTTACATGCTTGCGCCAGTTCCACTCTGTAACTTCAAGCTCCTGCGCCTCAATGCCCATAATGTCATCGGTGTGTAGGTGAAACTTTTTAGGCTCCGGTGCCGGAAACTCAGCGCCACATGCCGGACACTGACGGGCTGAGATCGGGCAAAGCTCGTTGCATGTATCGCACACCTTGACTGGTGCCTCGCCTTCGCCCGATCCCGCTTTTTTCGGGGGCTGCACTGCCGTGATTGGGCCGTGAGTCTCCACCACGCCAGCAAAGTCGAGCACTAGGCAGTCGGCTTTTTCGGGATGAATTCTCATGCCTCTTCCAGCTTGTTGAAGATACAAACCAGGAGACATTGTTGGGCGCGCCATAACCAGCAGATCAATGGCTGGGTGATCAAACCCAACATTGAGGCACCCAACTTGGGTAATTGCTGTGATCTTCCCAGACTTGAAATCGGCAATAGATTGCTCTCGCTCCTTTTTTGCCATATCGCCAATCACTGACACGGCAGAAACCCCACGGCTTAAGAGAATGTCACGCAGATGTTCGGCGTGTTGCACTCCAGTTGCAAAAAACATCCAGCTTTTACGACCATCAGCACGTTTGATAACTTCATCAATCATTGCCTTGTTGTTGTCTGAAGTATCAACAGCCGCTTGAAGTTCAGACTCAATAAAATCACCACCTCGTTTGTGAACGCTGCTGGTATCAAGTTTGAAGTTGGTTTGCTTGCTGCGTAATGTCGCAAGGTAGCCTTTGAAAATCAGTTCCTCAATACTCACAGGTTCAATCAATGCATCAAAAATTGCGGGCTTGTCCGTAATCATTCCGTGACCAAGACGAAATGGGCTAGCTGTAAAACCAATTACGCGCATCGATGGATTTATTGCCATCAATTCATTGATGATTTTTCGATAGCTGCCTTCATCATTGTGAGAAATGTCATGCGCTTCATCTACCAGCAAAAGATCACAATGCCCAATTTTTTTGGTAACGCGAACAATTGAAAGAGGCCCCCCAATTGTGATTGGCTCACCTAATTGTTTTTTGCCTGCACTTGCTGAATAAATGCCCATCGGAGCATTAGGCCAAATTGAGCGTAGCTTTTCTGCGTTCTGGTTTATCAATTCCACGCTGCGCGTGAGCATCACGATACGTGTTTCCGGCCATTCTGTAATTGCCCTCCTGCACAACTCTGCAATAACAATACTTTTCCCGCTGCCAGTAGGAAGAACAACACACGGGTGGCCGGTATTTTTTTCAAGCCAATCATAAAGCATTGATAGAGCGCGAGATTGATACTCTCTCAGTTCTATTTTTGCCATGTATCGCCTCTTCTGACATTGTTTATTGTCGATCTGCTGACACCAAACTTATCTGCTAATTGCTGCCCATTAAGACCGGAATTCAATATTTCTTTGACGTTTTGTTCTGTTAGCTTTGATCGTCCATTTTTTTCGCCAACGTAATGACGTTTCTTTCGTAAAGCGTCTTGGGCGTTATCTTTTATGGTGCCGACAAACAAATGGTCAGGATTGACGCATCCAGGGTTGTCACAGTCATGACAAACAATTAGCCCATCAGGAATCGATCCTTTATGAATTTCATAAGAAAGTCGATGCGCCCTTGTGTTTTTACGATCTCCTGGCAATACGCCATATCCGTCTTTATCCGTGTGCGCTCTCCATTGCCAACAGCCGTTATCAAGTTTTACAAAACGAGAAAAAAATCGATCATGCAAAGTACCGGCCTGACGAATTCTCATCGCTTTCATAGCGATTGAATTCTTTTCTGCTTTTAGGCAACCGCATGATTTGCTGCCACCGCTTCTGATTGTTACGCCATAAACCACTTGCGTGGTTCCGCATTCGCAAATGCAATTCCAGAATTTTCCGGTCTGCTTTGCTTGCTCCGGTTTTGTTGCTTCAGATAACACAGTCCAGCGATTGAATTTAACTCCAATCATTTCAATTGTTGGCTTGCCCATAATGTCAATTTCCTTACGCAGTGAGAATGATTGCATTATAGCGACATCACCCAATCACCCTCCCCCCAATCTCCCGCATTTCCTGCACAAACTTGTCAGGATTCGCGCACATTGATGGATTTGCCAAAATCTCTTTGCTAGTAAATGTAGTTTCGTTTTGCTCGCCGTTTGCCACATCCTTGCCGTCAATCACATAAACGGCAGTCATGGCGTCTGGCCCTTCCTTGATCTGCCACGGCACTAGGTGAGGATGCAGGACGTGGCCCTCGCAGCCAGTGCGCTGAAACTCAACCGGCACCGCTGTATTGCCATGCCTAGAGCACGTAAATTCGCTATCAGGCGTGGCAGTAGAATGCGCGCAGGTGCGGCAATTCACTTCCTTTGTAGTTTTTGTTTTAAAGCAAAACTCATGCGCCGGACAAAATTTGCATTGATA